TCAAACTCCTTTTTACACGCTGTATAACCAGCGCCCCAAGGAATATCAGCAATTTGCTGTACACCATTCTGTTGGCAAATAAATTTTTCACACATTTCCCAACAAATGGATACAGTATCAATAATGACCGTTTTAAAACGCTCTTTAGATCTCTGATCTTCAAGATCACGGAGTGCCATTTTATAGTCACTCCATTTATTTATATCAAATGGATATGCATTGCCAATTGCGTTATAACCTTTTTCAAATGCAAGAAGAACCGCATCTGGAAAACTGCAAGCGGCAGTTGTTTTGCCGCTTTTTGGTTTACCATACAGAAGTACATACTTACCTTTGAGGTCACGCGAAATTACATTCTTTTCTACTTCCCAAAGGTGCATAATGTACCTCCTTAGAAGCCAAGATCAAAATCCTGATTTGATGTAGTCGGTGCCGGAGTAGAGTGCGGCTTATTCTTTGGCTTATCCTTCAGAGTTTCCAGATATGCCTTATGCTCCTTAAGAGCGGCCGCCAGCTCTGCGGGCTTAAATTCCATATCATCTTCCATCGGAGACTGAGTACCCTTCGTAACAATCAGCTCACTCACACTAACCGTCTGAAGTCGAACTTCGGGTTCACCAAAGTCCATCTCTTCAACAATTTCACGAGTTGTACTAGTAAAGTTCAGTCTACCCTTTGCACTATAAGTCTTTTGATTCTCCCAATATGTCGTAATTGCATCAATTACCTTTGGATTGGTTGCATAAAACTCCATGGTGTCAACCTTACCACCATACTGTGGGACAATTGCCTTAATACGAAGCTTCTTCGGTTCGACTTCAACACCATCTGCATCAGTCACAAAATCAATCGAAGAAACTGCAAATTCCAGACTCCAAGATGCTTCCGGACGAAAATCTCCAGTTGCTTTTGCAACAAATGAAGCATTCACGCGTGGGAACGATACAAGCTGACCTTGCTGATTGTAATACTCATTCATACGAATGTTTGCATTTGTAATACGAACCTTATCCGCACCAGCTTCACCTGCGCCAGAAGCAATTGACGTAAATTCCGTCATAACTTTCTGAATAGACTCATATGCAGGATTCGGATTACCAGCATTTGTAAACTTGGTTGCAAACATATACACCGGAATCTCAAGACTTACATCTTCACCGTTAATTGTCTGCTTTACCAAAACCTTAATATCTCCACCAATTGCATCAGTGGGAACACCATTCTTCATAAAGGAATTATATTTCAGATTGATCTCAGAAAGAATTCCTTCAATACGACATCTATTTTCTGCTTGTCTCAACATTTATTTTACCTCAGTTTCTGTTTATAGTTTTCGTTTATAGTTTAGGTTAAAAAGGGGAGTGATCTCCCCTATTAATTACTCTTCGTCAGTCCCCTGAACAAAGTTAATACCAGCATCAGTCAGCTGAACATAGGTAAGGGGCTTCTCTTCGCCTTCAACGGCAACCTTCTCACGATATGCAAGCTCGTTCTTCACGAGGGAGTTCACACGACCAGTAATGGACGCAATCTTCTCGCAACCAAGCGCAACGCGCATCTCTTCAGTGGTAGCACGACCGCCATGGGCCTGCAGATATTCAAGTGCTTCAAAAGTCTTCTCAGTAAGCTTCATAATTTTTGTTTCTCCTTTTTAATTAGAAAATATTTATTAGTTTTTGAAAGATGTCTTTCTCAATCTTTCTGTATATATTATACTATAAAATTCTTCAAGTTTCAAATTTTTACAGTGAAGAAATTCCTATAACATAATTTGTGGTGAGCTTTATAAGTTTTGTTCCTTGCGCGCCACGAGATAAAGTTGGAATATCGGTATATTTAATACGTATTTGTGTCGTATTAGAGTTAATTAAAAGATCGTTCTGTGCGTTGAGTGGCATAAAATCACACATATCATCTGATTTTTGAATCTTTACGCCTTTAGTATTAGTACCCGTTACATTAAATTCAGAGATAGATGTAATTTTTCCATATCCATCAGTTGAAATGCTAAAAATTTCTTTTGTAGATTGCGGGATGACACGGCCGCTTACTACATAATCACCAACATTAAGCTTCATACCAATAATACCACGGGTAACACGTCCAATAGGTTTGATTGGTTCTGTTAATACCATGATGAATTGCCCACTTTTAGACATAATACCAATTCTCTCATTTTCAACAAATAGAATAGATACTATTTCATCATCACTATCTAATTTAAGTGCAAGCGCACCGGTATTACGTTTCATATTATACTCACTAAGTTTGCTCTTTTTAATTAATCCATTCTTCGTAATGAATATAATAAATTTCGATACATTTTTAGGATTTAAACTGACTGCTGCTGTAAGAATTTCATTGCTATTAGTAGAAAAATAGTTTGATAAATATTGCTTTTCTCCAATGTTAAATTCTCCCATCTTCATATGATAGTAGTTTCCTTTATTGGTAAAGAACAAAATGGTTTCTGTGTTTTCACCAACTATATTATCTACCAGAATCTCATCTTTTTCAAGTTTTAACTTTGTTCCAATTCCATTACGGCGTTGAGAATACAAAGCCGAAGTTTCAGTTACAAAAACTGCGCCCTTATTGGTAAAAGTGAGTGATAGTTGTTTCTTTTCTGTAGGTTCATCAGACTCATTTTCAATATTGAGAATCTGAGTGCGGCGCGCGTCTCCAAATTTTTGTGTGATTTCACGCCAACCATCAATTAACTGTTGATTAAATATATCTTCATTATTTAATACTGTTCGAATAAATCTTGCTTTAACGTCAAGCGTATCTCTTTCATCTTCGAGTTTTTTAACTTCGAGATTTGCCAAACGAGAAAGCTTCATATCGAGAACAGCTTTTGCTTGCTCTGAATCAAGAAGAAATCTATTTTGTAATTCTGATGACGCGGCCGCTGTAGACGCAGAAGTCTTAATTACTTTGACTACTTCGTCAATATTTGCAATACAAATCAAAAGTCCATCGAGTATATGAATGCGTTTTTCAATTTTCGCAAGATCAAATTCAAATCCGCGCCGATATACAATCTTCTCGTGGTCAATATGAGCTTGAAGTGCGGCTTTCCATCCGAATACTTTTGGATAACGTCCATCATCAAGCATGGTCATATTAATCCCAAAATAGCTTTGAAGTGATGTATTTTTATAAAGGTATTTAAGAACTCGGTCTGGATTTGCTCTTTTAGTAAGATAAATTTTGATAAGTGGATCAACGCCAGTAAGATCATTAAAACGCTCAATACCTGGATTATTTAATTCATCATTTAAGATCTCTTCTAACTCTCCGCATATTGTGTTAGTATAGACGGAGTAAGGAATTTGAGATACAATAAAACATCTCTCGGTATTGTCCCATTCGACAACAGATCTAAGTTTGCACGCTGACCCCTGACCGGTTTTGAGAGCTTCTTTGACTTCTCCTTCATTGAGAAGTAGTGCGCCTGTTGCAAAATCAGGTGCGCAGTAGATTTCATCGAATGTAGCGTCTGGATTAAGGAGTAAAACTTCTAATGCATGGTTTACCTCTTTTATATTAAACTGTGGAATTGAACTGGCCGCGCCGATACCAATACCCATAGTACCATTTACAATATTATAGAAACCTTTTGTAGGAAGCACAGACGGATATTGCTCTGTATCATCATAGTTATCTCGCCATTCTTTAATGGTATTTTTATCAATATCATTGAAAAGTCGAACTGAAAATTCACTAAGACGTGATGCAGTATAACGAGGTGCCGCCCAGCTTCCGCTTGACATAAGACTGCCTTCATTACCTTCTACTTCAATAAGTGGATAGCGCATGGCAAAAGGTTGACCAGCGCGCATAATAACTCCTTCACATGAGCTATCACCATGAATATACATGCGCGCGGCACTACCAATTGCTTTCAAAGTCTTTTTAAATGGTTTTGAGGGGAGAAATTTATCTGTGTAAAGGCAATAAAAAATTTGGCGGGCAGACGGTTTTAAACAATCTCTTACGTCAACAAGCGCGCGCGATTGGAGAACTGCACCAGCATATTGAGTAAAGCCTTCTTCAATTATTCCTTTTAAATTACTCATATTTACCTTCTTTTAATAAGTGACATTCACTTTCTTCTCTAGTAAGATTACATTTCATTTTACATTGAGCACATTCATAATACCCAGCTTCTTCAATTATAGGTGGATAAGGATGCCATTTAGAAAAAATACAATCTTGACTATTGTTTGGAAGTTTATCTACAATAAATTTCATAATTTCTCCAATTTCATTTTATATAAATATTATATCACAAAATTAAAGAGAAGTCAAAATTAAACTTCTCTTATTCAATATTAATTATTCTATTAATATTATCTATAGAAATTTCTCCATCAAACCCTTTACAAAAAGCATCTGTAGTTATAATATAATCATTTATAGATAATGGTAATTTATCAATAATTATTTTTAATTGTTCTAGTGTCATTCTCTAATCTCCGAAAAATCTATATGGTTAAATATAAAATCACGCCGCGGCCCTACATCATTTCCCATCAACTCTTCCAGCATCATTAAACTATTTGGATCTGGTTCAAGAACGTCCATACGTTGAAATTCAGAAGTAAACATAGATTTATGCGCTTGTTCTACGGAGAGGGCACCAAGTCCTTTTGCACGTGTTACTTCACCTTTTAACTTACCGCGTACCTTGTTAAATTCTTCATCTGTAAAGTAATAGCTTTCATTCTTTCCATTCTTTACGATATAGAGCGGAGAGCGAAGCCAACAAAGACGTTTTTCATTGAGAAATTCTGGCGCAAGGTAGCGAAGTGCGGCCATGATGAGTAATCCTATATGATAGCCATCTGCATCT